CACGGCGGAAGCTGGATCGGATTGGTCGGGAATGCGGGGTCCCACGGACGCGGCGGCTCGCCGGGAGTCTGAGGCGTACCACCACCGTGCGGCGCAATCGGTTGCGAGTAAGATGAAGTTTTGATGTTCGATGGCAGCGGCTGGTGTTCGGGGATCACCATGTAGCCACCGGGAGGGTCAGGGAGGGGATACCACACCCACTTGAACGTGTGATCACCACCACCCGGCACAGATGTTTCTTTGGCCATGAGGGTCAATTTCCTTGATTTGGAGGGGGTTATTTCGCAGGCATGTCAGAGGCTCCTGTCAGCAGACCTCCTTACCGGTTGCTCCGGTTTCATAGCAGAAAATTCTGACGAGTCAAATATTTGACGCAAAAAAAACCCCCAGTAGAACCGGGGGTTGAATCTCTCTCAGTGACAAGTGACAGCCTGCGGGCGACTCATGTCCAGCCCGTGGCTGAAACATGCCCGACTTCGCGCCGAAGCGCAAGGACACCACCGTCCGTTGCGTTCAAATGCAGCATGAAGTACTGCAACGCCTCGGCAATGTGGCTGTGCGGATTCTTGTCGATGACCTGATCGCCAGTCAGCTTGAAGCGGTATCCCCCCATCAGCGCGGCCTTCAGGCGCGTGCAGCGAGGGTCCATTAAAAACGCCGAATCTCCGTCAACTTGCCGCATCATGTAGGTATCTACCGAATTGATGCGGGCCGTGATGTTGTTGGTCTTGGCCGGGATGACCTTCAGCCCCTCGGCCTTGATGATGTCCACTGCGCTGCGCTCGTCGGTCTGAGCGCGCTGGACTCCCGATGGGTCCACTACCACAAGGACCGGGGCCGATCCAAACCGCTCGTATATTTTCGGTTTGAGTAAGGTTTGGACGAACCGCTTTACACCCATGTCAAACGAGGCCAGTTCATCGAGGATCAGCGCACGGCCACGCGGGTCTTGCTGGCCGATGACGGCAGCGGGCGTGAGGCCGAGGTCCATGCCGACGATGATGGGCCGCACTCCGTTGACGATGGGCCGCAGCGGCTGCCGGGCAATGTGATAATCGGGGCGGAAGTACTTGTACACCGGCAGACCGTGCGAGGTGAGTCCGTACTCACCGTCGATGTAGACACGAATGTACTCATCGCTGCGCCCTTGCGTGTCGTAGTAGCCCTCGGGCAAATTCTCGACGTTTTCAGCGTAAACACTGCGTCCGGACGGTTGTTTGAACACCTCCCAGCCGTTGTTGTTGGGCGACACTCCATCGGTCGGATCAAGCCCCTCCATTTGGTAGTACCACCACGAATCCATGGTCGGCGGGTTGGTGTCCCCCCACATGCCGAACCATGTCGGGCCGCCGTCCTTCATCGAGGGAAATCTTCCCACGCGTTTGGACAAGCCCTCGACGATTTCCGGGTGGATGTCACGGCACTCGTTCATCCACGCGCCGGTAAGTTCCAGTGATGTCAAGTTCGCCACATCGTCGGCATCGTCCAGTGCCCGGAACATGATCTCGCAGCGAACGTCACCCACCTCGAAAAAGTAGGTCTTGGTGGTGCGCATGTAGTGGCCGCAGGCTCCCTCTGGGAACCAGTCCAGCCACGTTTTGATCACGGTGTCCTGCAACTGGCGGCTGGTCTCGCGGATCACCGCGAAGCGGGTCTTGCGCAGCCCCTGCTGGCCGGGCTTCTGCTCGGAAGCGCGCCGGACGATCTCAAAGCAGCTTCCAGTGGACTTGGCCGAACCGACCGGACCCATCAGCACCCGCGTGCGTGCATTGGAGCGCATGAAGCGGGCCACGGTCGGCGCGGGGGTGAAGTTGATCTCTAGGGGCATGGGACCGCCTAGGAAGCCCGTGGCGAGGCGCTGCGAAACCGGCACCTGCGCAGCCTGCCACCCCTCATGCGCCGTCTGGGGAGCTTCTTGACCCACTCCCCGATGGGCGTACCGTCGAACTCGACATGGCGGTACTCAGACTGCACGGCATCGTGCAGCGACCCCTCGCCGCAGATGGCCACCCACGCCAGCACCATGCGCTTGATCTTGTGCGCGTCCCACTCGGACAGCAGGCAGCCGGGGCGGGTGTCGGCCTCAAGGGACATCGAGCATCCCGACACGGATGCCGCGCAGGCCGGGGAAAAACAGCGACAGCAGCCAGACCACGACGACGAGGACCACCACGGCGTTGATGATCATCTTGATCTTGGCGTCGATGGGGAGCCACGAATTAACCGCGAACAGGATGAAGCCAATTACGATCAGCAGAATCAGAATCTGGATGATGTCCATGGGAATCTCCTTCAGGCTGGCTCGGGTAGAGCTTCGTACGGCTGGGCCTCGATGACACGGGCGTCGGCAGGGGAATTGCCGAGGTTGATGGTGATCCGCACGCCCCCGGTGTCGCCCGCCGCCGCGACGTTGGTGCGCGGCTCCAGATCGCCCCACTTGACGGTGGACTTGATCAAGTCGGCTTTCACCGCAGGCGACACGGCGGGGTCGTGGATCAGGAGCCATGATGTTGTCAGGAGTTCTTCCGCCTGCGCTCGGGCTTTCAGCCTGAACGTCATGCCCTTGTCGCGCACTTCCCCACGGTAGTGATCGACTTTTTTCAGGAACAGCGGGTCGGCGTTGAACGCCAGCAAGTCGTTGGCCGTGAGGCGGTGTCGCACCATCAGGTCTTGGATGGTCTCGCCCGAGTTTTCGAGCGTCAGCGCCACGTCGAACGCCAGCCGGTCGTTCCACTTGGCTTGGTTGGTGATCGGCGGGACGAGGTTGACAGTCGAGGCCATGGGACGGGCTAGCTCGTGAGTTTGCACACGCTGACGAGTATACCCGGTCGCGGCTTGACCCCCGGACGCAGGCGCACGAGGTTCTTGTCGGCCTGCCAGTACTCGACCATGGCGCCATCGGCCCCCACCTCGGTGGTGGCGGGTTCTTCGCCCAAGCACAGCGCCCCGAGAGCGATGACCCCGACATCGCTGCCGACCTTGATGCTGTTGCCCCGCAGCGAGCCACGCGTGTCCCACACGGTCGAGGAGATGGTCACGGCCTCGGGCGGTTTCGGCGTCGGCGGGGGCGTGCAGCCCGCGTTGATGGTCTTGCTGCCCGTGGGCATGACGATGACGGCCTGCGCCGTGGCGGACAACGCGGATTCGATGTTCTTGTCGCTGGTGGCGGAGACGGCGACGAAGCGGTTGCCTGCCGGGAGGCCGGTCAGCATGTAGCCGGTGGTCTTCGGCGTCAGCGTGATCGGCGGATTCTGCGAAGCAATCTCGGCAGCGAGGTTGGAGTGGTAGACGCGGTTGCTGGCGATGACCGCCGCTGTGCCATCGGTGTTGGTCGTCGGGTTGGTCCATGTGATCTGGCGGCTGTCGTTGGAGGCACTGCAGGTCATGGTGTAGGTGGTGGTGGGACCATTGACCGAGACGGTGCTGGAGCCAGAGGCCGGTGCGGTGCCGGTCCACGCGCCGGTCTTGTTGCACGAACCCGCATTCGTGGCCGACCACTGCACGTTCATGTCGTAGGGGCAGGTGCCGGTCGTCGGCGTGCCCGTCATGGTCACTGTGACCGTCACGGCGCTGGGTGCAACGGTGGGTGGTGGTGCCTTGGTCTTGTCCTCGGCAGCGCGGAGGGAAGTGAAGAACAGCAGGAAGGGAAGCAGCATCAGGGGGACGAACAGGACAGGCAGGTTTTTCATGGCGGCACTCCAGAGAGATGGCAAGCAAAAAGCAGAAAAGCGAAACGGTGTCAAGACGGTCCCAGAAGATGTTTTGGTGTGTTGTGACGAGGAGTTATGAGTTTTTGTGGTTGAAACTTGGTTGGAAAGTGGTTGGGGGATGGTAAAGGGAAGATGTGGGGGAAGGGTACAGTAAAACTATACAGTATACTAAAACTATACCCTACCGTTTTTTGGAGCGTGCTGAGAGAAGTTTACTATCATAGGGGGCGCGTCGGCTACGCCGATCCATGTGCCCCGGCCTCGGTTCGGCCTGCCTGCGTGCGCGCACGCGCAAAAAGCGCAAAGCCAAGCGGCTAGGACAGCGGAGCGGGCAGAATATTTGATAAACTATACACTTTCAGGCAGGTTGAAATTGTCAGGACGGAAAGCCGCTGACCCGCTCGGGCAAGTTCCCAAGCACTCGCAAAAGGCGCAAGCCCGAGCGGCTCTTTAAAAACTCAACTGGAGTCAAAGCATGTCACAAGACAAGCATGAAGCGACTAAGAAGGCTGATATCGAGATGGTGACACTCACCGTAACCGTGACAGCCAACAAGGTCAACGAGAACGGCACTTTCTCGGGAATCACGATCAAGGAAGTGAAAGGCGTGAAAGGGCTGAAGGCAGTCAGCCACCCGAGGAGCGGCGGTGCGATCTACTTCCAGATTGCCAAGGAAGATGTGGACAAGGGAGCCATCAAGCTCCTCACATCCGGCGAGGCAAGCGCACAGAAGAAGGTCAAGCCTAAGCTGTTCTAAGCTTCAGAGTTGACGGGGAGGCGGGACTGCAAACCGCCTCTCTCTTTTTCTTCTCTCACAGAGTGACAACATGAAAACAGAAATTGCACGATTGAAGTACATAGTTATTGTACTTGACCGCCTTGTATGGCCAAACGTGAAACCCAAACCGAAGAAGAAGTTGCTGTTGTGGAATCCGAAGAACCCCAACGATGCAACATTCAAGGCAGGTTGGTACGAAGTCTAACCCACGGGCCAAGGATGGCCCTTCTCTTTGGAGTGAACATGAACCAACAGCAAATTGATGCAGGCAAGCGCCAACTGATTCGCATCTACAGCGAGATCAGGAAGCTTGGCAAAACCGAGGCTGATTTCAGGCGCATGATGGAGCTTCGCAAGGAAGCACTGTTGATTGCTGACCGGATCGGTATCGAACTGACCCCCGGCAATCGCTAACCCCCCACCCGGATGGCACACGCTGTCCGGGTTTTTTATTGCCTGTTCGCTGCGCTTATTATTCAATCCATACGTCGGGGGGTTAGGGCATCGCGCATAATGCGTTACGCTGCAGTGATATATGTGGTGTCCGGGGGGTGTTTGGCGCTAAGTTGTTGATATATAACAAGTATCTAACTAGTTAAACTATACAAATGGCCAAACTGAGTATAGTTCGATGGGGTAACTTAACAGTCAAGTTTCTGTAAGTCGTTGATAACCATGGGGAAGTTGCGAAAAGAAGGAAGCCGAGTATCTAATATATCTGTAATAGATACAGTATATATATGCCCTTTCATCACGAAGATTTTTTTGGCCGTTATTTAATGTTAAGTTTCAGTTCCCTTCACGATGGTGTAGTGGGGCTTTACTAAAAAATCGTAGATATTCTAGATAGTTGAGATACTTGGCCGCAAGTCATTGATTTGACTGGGGATTTTAGGCTGTATACTTTAGATATTTCAGCCCGATTCACAGATACTTTACTATATAGTTGAGGCCAAAACAGGCTCCAAAACTCAAAATACATAGTATAGCCAAGTTTCGTCCTACAAGACTGGACTACAGAATTTGAGTGTTTAGGAAAAATCGGCACTATAGATTCGGCAGAGTGTCCTACATTTCCAACTCAAACTATACTCATAAAAACTCAAATTTAGTACCAAATAACTATAACTATACTCGCGCGCGTCGGATTTCGCGCCCGAATTAGTAGTAAAGTACTACCCATCTGGGGAAAATTTGACTTTTTTTCCGGCCCGGCGCAAGGTGGGTTTGCCCGGCAGGAACCCCTACCGGTAGTTACTTAACACAACGGGAGGCCACATGGCCAGCGAACGTAAAGCGAAAGACAACACCGAAACCCTCGTCAAGAGGGTCATCGCCCCCATCAGCTTCACCGTGGAGGTCACCGCCACCAAGGTGAACGAGAACGGGACACTCAGCGGCATCACCACCAAGGTGGTCAAGCAGACGCTGCCCAAGGACAACCTCTGCTACATCAGCTACCACCAGATGGGTGGTGGTCAGATGTGGGCCAAGGTGACCAACGACACCGGGCTGGAGTACTTGGCCACCGAGGACGCTGAGAAGGCGAAGAAAGCCAAGGCGAAGTTGTTCTAACCTCACCGCTGCGGCGGCAGGCTAATCCCCTGCCGCCCCGGCACACCACCCCACAGGATACTTACCGATGACCGCTAAAGCGCGACTGGTACTGCAGCAGGGATCACCCGATCACTGCCTAGCCTTCACCATCCACCACATCCCTGACACGGAACTGTACACCGTAGTCCGCACCACCGAGGACGGTGAGACGCTGGGCTACTACACCGACGAGAAGACCGCCATCAAGGACCAGCAGACATGGTTCGTGGATCAGGTCATCGTCGCTGACCGTGCCCAGAGGGCCATTGAGCAGGCCATGGTGGAGGAGATGGACCGAGTGGAAGCAGGCGGATGCCTCTCCCACATCCCCTCACAGTGTGGTTGTGGCGACTGCCTGACGCAGATGGCTGGCGACCCACCGCCCCCCAAGGATCACCACAGTGGTGACGACTGCAACTGCGAGTGGTGCAGCAACTACGGTACGGAGGATGAGGAATGATTACTGGCAAGATCGTAAAGACCGA